GCAACGATGCCAGAACGCGACTCAATGGTGGTTGCTAATACGTCTGAGTAATTACTATTGGCGTATGCCATAAGAATTCCCCTTAATAATTTGCAGTTCGTAATGCGTTAGCAATTACAGCCCTGCGGTCAGTTTGATTTAATGCGGTAGTCAAACCCGCGCTTGGTGCGCCTTTGATCTGAACTGCCGCAGCTTTTGCTCTCTGGGTTTGATTCTGGGCTTGCAAGTTCTGTTGTTGTTGAACAAACATCTGTTGCGAAATCGCAGGGTCTAACCGAATGGCCGTGTCATACGCCAATTGCAATTTCTCGCGCTCGGACATATTTCCCGTGTCCCCCAGAATGTGCGGTGCTTGGAGAAGCGTCAGCATTCTGTCTTGGACTGCCTCGAAATGTGCATTCGCAGGGTCAGCCGCGAACTGCTGGATTACCGAGAGTGCTCGGCTTTCATTCTGTTTCTGCGCCTCATACTGGCTCTGCGTGATGTGCTGAGTCAGTTGTTGAACTTGTTGCGCAAGTTGATTGTAGTGATTATCTTGTGGCTGTGGTTGCCCGTTAAAGTGGGATGCGACCTGATCTAGCGGTATTTGGAATTGCTGAATCATCTGTGCCACAGCCTGAGACTTCTGTTGTGGTGTTCCAGTTCGTAGGAGGGCTGCGGTCTGTAAAAGTGGCGCAATAGCCGTTGCAGGCGTTGCGTTCTCGTTTCTCAGCATCCACTCGTAGGGTTGGAAAAGGTCTGTAATCGCCTTTGCCTCGGCATCCCGACTTTTGTAGTTGTTGATGCCACGCTCAAAGTCTGCCTCTCTCTGGGCTATCGCTTGGCGTAACTCAGGAGGGGCTTTCTCCCAATGTGCTTTCATCTCTAACTTAAGAGACTTTGGCATATCAGGGGCTTGAACAGCAGGCTTTTCCTGTCTGTCAGGTGTAGGGAATTTGGGGGCTTTCTCTACCCTAGCCTCTTTAGGCTCTTTGGTGTCTTTTTTAAGTGCCTCGCGGATTACCTCTGCTCGACTGAGAGGCTCTGCTTTGGTCTCAACCTTCGGCTCTGCCGATTCGGTTGTAATCTCGGGTTCTGGGGGAGTTGGGTCAATCGTGTCGGGTGCGACAACTTCGTTTTCCATTTATCTCATCCTTTTCATTTGGTCTAAAGTCAACTTAATCATTTCTTTGCGCTCTGGCATGGGTCGATTATGCAACCGATTCGCCATCTCTACATTTAAATTCGACATTTTCATGGGTGCTATGGGTGCGCCTGGTCGGTCAAACTCTTGCACCATTGCCACTTGCCCACGAAGACGCTCGTTGTGAGCTGCCTTCTTTTTGTTCCACTCTTGTTGAGCATATTTGACATCAGAATGCCCCATCTCAATGGAGTCTGTGCGCTTTAGGTGCTCACGCCATTGGGCGCGTCCCTCAATCATCACCCCGTCAGGTGACATGAAAGGGGCTATATCGCCCATTACAGAATATCGCTCATTAGGTGGGCCGAGGTGCTTTTCGTAAGGCTCTGACCCGTCAGATGGAAATACCCAAGTTTGTCTCACATCATCTCCAATATCATTGCAATGTCTTCTTCATCTCGCTTAAGTCTAACCTTATTTTCTAAGGTTTTGACCTTTTCCATCAGCGAATCATAATCAATTTGTTTTCTGACCGCAATATCGATGGTTTGCTCGGGCGCAGATGTAATTTCTTCCCTCACTTCTGGCGGTAGACCAAACAAAGCCTCTTTGAGTTTTTGTTTTCTCTGAGCCTCTAGTTTGCGGTCTTTTGCCCACTCAGCATCTCGCTTTTTCTCATCAAAACCAAAGTGTCCACCAATAGGGGCTTCGGTTGGTACGGGCGTTATTGCACTTGGAATGCTTGCAAAGGGCGTTTCGCTGAATGCCGATATGCCAAACATCAATCACCCCACTTGGCTGCTAATCCGTCTGCGTAGGTCTTGTTAACAATATCAGTCCCACCGCTAGGGGCTGTTGATACTGTGCCTGTGGTTAATGCGACTGAGGTGATGTTTGTGTTTGCGCCACTTGTAGCAAAGCCTGTAATCGCGCCCCCAAGGGTCAAACTTCCAGAACTTGTGACTGTGCCAGATAGGGTGAGACCGCTTACTGTTCCCGTACCGCTAACACTTGTAACAGTTCCACTACTAAGTGTTACCCAAGTCGGTGCGCTTGTGGCGTTGCTTTGTAAGACCTGACCAGCAGTACCAACTTGACCATTAAACGCTACCGACCCATTGGTGTTGATCGTCATTGCATCCGTAGTGCTAACAGCACCATTGATGATCATGCTTATCTTTTGGTTATCCCAAGACCCTATGACTAGAGGGCCACCATAGGATTCAACAAAACTTGCCAATGGCGTAGAAAACCCATTATTAGGGTATCCCGCAGCCGAGTAACTGTAAGTAGAGTTATTTATTCCCAATTCTGCGTAAGCAGTATGCAAACCATCGTTGACCGCATAACTTGCATAACTGGTGTTTGCTGTGCTTGTGTTTTGCAAACTTGTGTAGAGATATAACGGCTCACTAGCAGTAAAACCAGCGATAACGCCTGAGTCTGTGTGTGCTGTGGCATTACCTACATTTAAAGAGCCAACATTAGTTGTTCCCGTTGTATAAGGAATCAATACCCGATTGTTAGCGTCCTCATTAACCGATTTTCCCGCAGGGTAACAAACAAACACATCCTTAGAGCCTGCGCTTAGATTAACCGCAGACCCAGTAGATGACGAAAGAATTGTGTCTCTACTTAGAGTTCCCCCGTAATACTGACCAATTCCCACTTCCCATTGCGTACCGCCTGCAATCGTGTAGTAGGTCGTGTTGTTGTTACCAATGACTGCAAACGACTGATAACCCTCTACCGACCCGTCCAAAGTGATCGTTCCCGTCCCTGTGGAGGTCGAGGTCTGTCTAACCCGATCAGCAAGGACTAGGCTCATGCTGTTTCTACTCCAATCACTAGACCATCAGCACCCCTCACAACCTTCTTAGGCGCGTTGAGTTTCTGCATCGCCTCGCCAATGTTTTGCATGGTCTGTCCGTGTAGGTTAGCCATCTGGTCGTGCATGAGTGCCATCTTGTCCATCGCTTGAACGATAGTCCCACCGAGTTCATTGGTGATCTGTGCGGAAGCTGCCTCGATAACGGGTAAGTCCACGCCAGGGTTGCTACCAATTCGAGCCACCATGATCTTGGTCGCAGCGTCCAGTTCGGCTTTCCAACGCTCGTATTCCTCTTTGCCTTGCATTTCCCGAGCCTTAACTTGTAACTCATTGTTAGCGACTTGTTGGGCAAACTGTTCTTTCATTTGCTCTAACTGCATATCTGCTTGGGCTTTCGCTTGTTGCATCTGCATTTCTAACTGAGCCTTGGCTTGCTCAAGTTGAGCCTGTGCCTGCATCTTCATCTGCTCGGTCTGGGCAGAGGCTTGCATACGCATCTGTTCTGCTTGCTGTTCAGCCTGTAACTTCATCATCTCAGGATTCTGAGGCGGTTGGGATAGGGCTTGCTGTGCTTTGGCTTGCAATTGTTTCATTGCTTGCTCTATGGCGGTTTCTAGCCCTCTGCCTGCTCTGTATCTGCGTACCAAGAACAATAGCATTTCGCTCATCATTGGCAACATCTCAGGGGCTTGTGACACCATAGGTAGAGACTGACCTAAGAACGAGCCAATTGCTTGAACTGCCTCATTTGCGTTCTGTTTGTCGGCTTGCTCGTCAATCTGGGCTAATGTGTCTGCTTCGACTTGGATGTGGAAGTCACGAATTGTGCTGTTTGAGAGCATCTGCACCGCAGCTTGCAACAATTGCGGATTTTGACCCTCTGGCGTGTTCATCACCCCAGACATCTCAACTATTAACTCTGGTGGGTAGAACTTACAGACGATCTGAGCCTTAATGCGGAACAGATCGGTAGCAAACCTCGCCACATCGCCTTGGGTAGCCCTTAATCTCAGACTACCAAAGTTGGCTTTCAGTTGTTGAGCACCTAAAGTCTCGGATGCGTTGGTAGCACCACGCAAAATGTCCGATATTCCACAGATTTCGTAAATGGACTGCTTGACAACCTCACGGGATTGATAAAGTTGCTGTAAGGTCTTGATAATTGCGCTCGTATCGAGCATATCAATCGCGCCTTTTAGCCCACCCTTCTCACTCATGGCTGCCCACGCAGTCACGGGGAACAGTTTGTTGTCTACGCCCTCCGTGAATAACCGCCCAAGTTCCTTGAACTCAGCGTTAAACACACCGACCGCCTTACAAGCCTTCACCAGTAGGTAAATGCGCTGTGTCAGGTTGTCTAATTCTTGGGCTTGGTCTTCATATTCGCAGTAGTCTGGTACTGGAATCATCGACCCATTGGTTGTTGTGGCCAATAAAGGCTTTGGACAAGGGAAAAACTGCTCTAACTCTAGAGGGTCATCGCGCTCATCAAGTGCTTGGGGGTATCCCTTGGCAACCCAACAGACCTTCTTTGTGCGTTTGTTCCATATCTCAGCAACTTTAGCCTTCTTCCCATAGGTCGCTTTCGCGGTCATTGGGTTTTTGGAGTCTATATCGTCATTCTGGTCGTGCAAAGGCACATTCTTGAACACATCACCAAAACGCTCGATGCCCTCTTCGGGTGTCATGTAGACCCAACGGCTTACCCACCACACTTCATCCCATGTTCGGGCGGGTGAATGGAGAAAGTCTGTCCAATAGACATAATCCACAGGGCTGTGCGCTGAATCAACGCGCTCAATTTCCTCTGTGTTGGTGATCTCGATGCCTTCGTCTTGTTCCAACTTAGGAACTGAGGTCTCTGGGGCTTCTTGTCCAACAATGATTGGCTCATAGCGCACCCATGCTGTACCACGACCAGGCAATAGGCGGTCTTCCACCACTCCACGCATTGCGGAGTCAAAGTCGTTGAACTGCGTTACTTCATACTCGACCACGCGCTCTAGCATGGTGGAGGCTAATCGACCTACGGGGTCAGAGTCCATGAACCTACGGGAAACCTCTGGCTTTGCCATGCGTCCGTAGAGTGCAGGGAAGAGCACAGAGATGTTTGACCAAAGGATGTTGAACTTCATCCTTGGCATCTCAATGGCATCGCGCTCGTCTCGGTAGCGTCTTACTACCTTTTTACCGCGCTTTTCCCACTTGTCAAAGACCTTGCTTGCTTTGTCTAGTTGGTCGTGCCAGAACGGGCCTTGATCTTCCTCATAAGCCCCATCATCGTAGGCGTTCTCGTACATATTAAGCCGCGAAGAAGAATGTCACATCCAATGCGCTACCGCCAATCGTGGCGTAGAGGCTTGTTCCTACATTGGCAGGGAATCGGTGAAACCCTATGGCTGGAGTAATCGTGCCTGACATTACTGTGCCACTTGCGCCACCATCTCGTAAGACTAGCGTTCCGACTGTGGTGTTGTTCACATAGAACCCGATAAGTTGACAAGCCCCTGTCGAGACCGCCCCCGTTGCTGTGATGTTCTTGTATCCACCGACTTCTGCTACTGGTGCACTCATATGCGTTCCTCTTTATGTGTAGTTTCAAAATCCCACAATTCGTCTAGCGTAATCGTCTGTAAAGTCTTCCCTTTGGGTTGGGGTTCGTTTGACTTGTCTTGTCGATACGCGACTGCAAGCATTCTAAACGCATCTGCGGGGTGTGAACACCAGTCATGCCTTGGAGTTTGACGAAAAGTTTTCTTGTCCTCATCATATTCTCTTTGGTACTGTCTGAGTGCCTCTAGCCCCTCATCACAGATCGGGTCAAAGTAGCACTTGGGCAGAATCATCCTGACCGCCTGTATCCCGTCTTGAACACCTATTTCTGGCACTATGGCTAGTTTTCCTATTCCTCCAAGGTGACTAGCAAGTTGTTCAAGGATTGACTTGCCCCCCGATGCAAGGGTCTTGGCTCTAGCGTCATGGGGTAGAAAGTGCTTGGTGTACCGATAGCCCTTTGAGTTCACAACATTGGCTATTTCCTCGATGGATGCGCCTGAGACCGCGTAATAGTCCATCACATGAATCTCACCACGGACTACCTGATACCACCAGATCGCGGTGTCATCTCGATAGCCTAAGTCCCACGCTGTGAATACTGGCGCATCTGGGTCAAACTTGAGGTCTTGGATTCTGCCATCTGCGTCTAGTTGGCGCATCTCCACCCCGTAGAACGCCCCGAGGATAGCTGCCTCAAACGAGCACTCATACTCTTGGTCGTACTGGTCTTGACTCAATTGGTCTTTGGCAGCCCTCAGTTCTGAGGCAGGCAGTATCTTAGAGACTGTGGCTGGTAGGCGTAGCAAAAACCAATCTGGCGTTGCTTGGCTAACCCTGTAAATGTCGTGAAACTGATTCTTTCCCTTTGGAGTACCGCCAAACACAGCCCAACCCAAGGTGCTAGACAAAGTGGGTCTTATGACATTACCCCACACGCTAGGTTTGAAGTCTCCATATTCGTCTAGGTATACCCCGTTAAATCCTAGTCCGCGCATGGCATCTGCGTTGTCTGAGCCAAATAGTCTGATCTTTGCCCCGTTGACCAGTTCGACAGTCAGATCGCTTTCATTAGTGCTTTTGCTTACGGGTTGGGCGTAAAACTTTAAGTAATCCCACGCCACAGACTTGGCTTGACTTCTGAAAGGGGCTATATAGGCGTACTGTGCTCTCACCCCACCCTCAGTTAGTGCTCTGCGTATTAGGTCATTGATAGCTGCTACTGTCTTACCCGCCCTTCGGTGTGCCACCAGACATGACCATCTCTCCGTCCTTTGGTGAAAGGGCATGAACGCCTCTCTCGGAGAGTAGGGAATGATTACTTCACGCCTTCCCACTTGACCACCATTTCGATTGGGCCTTCATCCGCGCCCGTTATCTCTGTCCTAGCAAGTTTAGGCACATGGTATTCCACTACGCTTTGGAATAACTCAAATGCTTTTGCAGGGTTGGGTTTTATATCTTCGTCAGGAATGCCATCTGCGACCTTATCTAGCCACTCTGCTAATCTGTGTGCATTACCATCAACAAACAAAGCAATCGCCTCCCTTGCCTGTTGTGTGGTCTTGTTGGGCGTTCCTGATGTGCGCCCTCCTGCCTTCTTTCTACTTTTAACTACTTTAGTTTCTGACATAACTATTTAGTGTTACTGTGGTACTGGAAACCGCACATCTTGCGGTGTTGCAAATGGGCTTTGCCCTTGTCCTAATCGGCTCTTAGCCCAATCCTCGGCTTTTTGATATATCTGCTCATTAGGTATGCCCATCTTCAAAAGATCAATTTCTTCTTTTGTCAGGGTTGGCACTACTAAAGGATGTGGGACTAACTTGCCATCTTGTTCATAGGCACTTGATAGTTCTGTCATGGGTCTGCCTTCAGCATTTGTGATCGCGCCAAAGTAGCCTTTACCCTTGGCGGTAGGCGTACCCAGTTCCTCGGCAAACCGAGTCCCATACGGGGCTAATCCTTGGTTAGACAAGGCTTCTGCGAGTAATGAGTAATCAGCCATGTTTTGCTAGGGCTTTCGCCATCTCTTGTTTCTTGTCTGCCTTGACAAACTCTTTGGCAACCTTAACAGGAATATCGGCTTTCTTGGCAAACTCAGGGTTGTGAGCTGCGGCTTGCATAAATCGTTTTTGTTTGGCAGAAGTGCTAGGCATTAAAACCTCCGAGCGTAATTAAGCGACCATGTTGGGGGCGGTGCTTGTAACCTTCCATGTTGGTCAGTCATAGGGATAGGAGGTGGTCTGTTGTAGCGCATCCCATAAGTTTCATCACCTTTTTGATATGCCAAATCCATGCCTTGTGCTTTTAATTCTTGGAAATTAGGCGTGTGTACCCCAGACATACTTAAACCAGCCCTTATTGCTTCATTTTCTGCCAATGGAATATTTGCACCAATTCGACCACCGCCAGCAAAGCCTTGCGGTATTTTTACAATGTTGCCAGATGCGTCAAATTGAACTGGTGATGCCAACGCTTTAGCCAATTGATTATAAATTTGTTCATCATTTAAATCAGGCATGAGCGTTTTCCTTCATGTTGATCAGCCCGTTAAGCATCCTTGACTTGGTTTTGTGCCATTCCTGAGAATACGCGCAATTCTTGTAATGCTCAAACTCTGGTATTCCAAGAGTGTAATGCGCTATCTTGGCGTTGTGTTGATCTTCACCCACCAATACATTCCATTCCTCTGGTAACTCACCGATCTGATCGTCTTTGAGCCACTCGAATCTGTGCAGTTCACTTCCTGTGTGGTCATCTACAAAGTCAGGGTCTAACACCCTGTTATCTGGATGCTCACAGTTCCACAGTATCAGGCTCGACCAGTTCTTTCTCGGATAGTTCTCGTTCTTGGACTCCATCGCTGTGCCGATGTATTTCCTTTTGTGCTTAGTAAAGTAATTGTGCTTAACTACTTGTACCGCTTTGGTGGGGTCAAATAACTTGTCCAATTCGGCTATATCAGCAAGCATCAGCATATCGCTTGCGTCCATAAATATTGCCCTACCTCTAAACCCTGTGAAGTAAGGCACTAGGAATCTCTGATAAATAAAGGTGTTCGAGCCGTCTCTTTGCTTGCCAAAAAAGGGCGTAATCGCTACCGCCTCTGAGGTGCGCTCGATCAAGGATTGGGTAAAAACATGATACCCAATCGCCTCCCGAGGGTCGTAGCCTGCAAAAATTCTGATCATTTGAGTGTCAGTTTATACAAAGTCGAATCAATCAGCCCTGCTATCTCGTCAATGATGTTTTGTAATTCTGTCTCTTCTGGCATGGCTTGACGATTTTTCTTGACATACTCTTTTATGCTTTCCATGTATTTCACAGGCTCTTTGGCATTATGGAAATTCTCTGGAAAGTTTTTAATCTTTTCGTAGCACCCTGAGTAGGCTTCAGCAAACGAATCTGTTAATTCAATGATCTCGGGGTAATACGCGCCCAATGCCATGTGAACAGCAAATGAATCGGTTGAGAGGTGCATGAAGTGGGTAACAGTTCCCGAGTGGAGTAATGTGCTTATGAAGTCTGCAACATCTTTTTGGTTTTCGTAAGCCATATATATCCTAAAAAGGTGGGGGAGAGCACCCCCCAAAGGCAACTGCTCATCTTTATTTTAGCAAGGTTCTTATCGTTTCGTTCAATACTGTCATCTCATTTGTTTTATAAACCTTCCATATTCTTTGTTGCCCGTGTATCCCGTTAAACGCCCCTTGGTGGCAGTCTTTGCACAAGGGAATGCAAAGGTATTGCTCATGTTGGACGATATGGTGTGCGTCACTTGGGCCACTTGCATCACAGACCCCACAGTTCATTTCCTTGATCTGGGCTAAATGCTTGCGCTCTGCTAGGGTGGGTTTATTGTTCAAAGGTCACCCCGTGTTCTGCACCCCATGCGTGTAACCATTCCACAAACTCAGATGCTTGCTCTTTGGTGAATTTACGGGTTTGCTGACCAAGCTGCACAATCCCTGTCCCGTCTAGGCTTGGCACAATCTTGCCCTCGTTTAGTTTTTGGTCTTTGCAGAATTGCCAAACTAACATTCGTTTCCAATCCTCGGCATCCCACTTTGCGCCTAAGTGTGAGGTTTGTTGGGCTATCTCCTCAATCATGGCGTGATACTTGGAGTTCTGTGGGCATGACCGACTTGCGTTCTTGATTTCCAAGGTCAATTGCTTGCCAGATGCTAGGGTTTCTTTGACTTTTGGCCACACACTTGCCATCAACGCGGTGGCGTTATCTTTGGTTAGTTCTAACTTCACTTGTATTCCTGTTCAGCCATGTGGCAAAAAATAGAACACTCAATGTTTTGTTCTTTAGGGTAATCGCCTGCGTCTTTAGGCAGTTCATCTAAATAAACCCTTTCACCCTTGGACTTGGTAATGCTTGCGCCAATCAAACGCTCTAGTTTTGCCATGCGGTCAAAATGGTCGGGAAAATCTACTCTGATTTTGTTCCAATACCCCGCCCCCCCCCTTGACGCAACCAATGCAATTGTTGTTATGATAACCCAATTTATACATTTCTGGAAGTTCAATGTTGGCGTTTTTAAGCATAGCCAGACAATCTTCTTTAGACAATCCCTTGTCAATCAGAGGTGTGCAAATGTCTACATCGTTGTTGGCATCTATAAATCGGTCTAATCGGTGTTGTTCTTCTGCTGTATAACCAAACACTTGGCGGTCTGTTAGCTGCTCAAATTTTTGTCTGACTTCCTTTTTAAGAAACTTGGTACATGGTGCGCCAGCAATGCCAACTATATACTTTTGTTTCATAAAAACATTGAAAATACTGCCTTCGTATTTTTCATTACGCAGTATTTGGATTTCTTGACCAAACCACTTTTCGCACTCTTTGAGGAATCGCTTGTTGTCTGGGTGTTCTTCTGCCACCTCGGTGTAAGCAATTATTAAAGGCAATTTGCCTGCATTTTCAGCAATAGCCAACTTGGTAGCCACCGCAGATGCTGCGCCACAAGAAAACCAACAAATTACTCGCATTCTTGCACCATGATGTTTGCGCCAGCAGTCTCAGCATAGACCTTAGTGATGTGCGCCTCTACGATCTGGCTGTCATCCGTATAGACAATCCCGTTCATAGCGTCTGTAATGCTTTTGTAAACATTATCTAGGTCTATTTTTTTGGGATATTCCACGCCACGTAAACAGGCTTCCTTGCGCTTTTTAGAGTAAGAGGGTGGTACTGCATAGCGGAGGTATAAAAACACAGTTAAAGCCCCTTGTAGTGGCTCTGATGCGCCTATTGCGTGTCGGGCTTTCATGGCTACTTGGGTTTCGTAGTCAATAGTTTTGGCATCTGTATAGGTTTGGACAAACTGCCCCCGTCTGGCAAACCTTGGTCTGCCTTTGGGTACTGGGTCACCCTCGACCTCAAAAGTTACGATTAGTGTCATTCGCGGTGTATGGTTTTACCAATAGTTATGGTGATGGATTGCTCGGTTTGTTCTTTCTGCCACTCTGCGCCCATCTCCCAAGCGTTAACAGCAAAAATAATGGTGTTTATGTCACAGTTTGCTATTTTCAGCATTTCTATCAATTCATCTTTGCTCATGTAGCACTTTCAGTCGTTGGACAATTAAGGTATTGAGAGTAGGAAAATCTTTGGTCAAAAGTTTGGTCATGTGCCTGGCATGGTTGATGGTCGCAGGGTTCATGGCCATCAACGCATAGTGGTTGACCAGATAGTCGAGAAATGTCTCCTGTGGCGTATAAGGCTTGAGTTGTGAGAGCCACGGGCATGGGGTGACCTTCTCTAAGTCGGTCAAGCAGCTTGTTGGCTTCATTTTTTGTCATAGTTGGCCACCATTTGTTTTCTTAATTCTGCAAGTTTTGCCAAAGCCTCGCGTTTGGCTTTGTCGCTGTATTCTGGGACTTTTCGCTCAATTTGGACAAGTGGCTCTCTGAGAGGAATAGTTGGGCCATGTTGACAAATGTTGCGAAACTGCAAAGAAGATGGCGGTCTGGCAGGGTCAATGTGAGTCAAGGCATAGTCCATTGATGGCCGATATGTAAGGAAAGAACCTAGCGTTCCAATCCACTCCTGGCGTATCAAATTTGCGTCTATTCCATCCCACTTACGGGCAAAATCGTTTCCATATATCGCATTCATGCGACCAAAAATGTAATCAAAGCCTTGAGATTTTTCACAGAAGTCGCTCATTTTTCACCTCCTCAGTTTGCCAAAATTGTTTTTTAGGGGTAGTTAATCCGTTAGTCAAGACTGACATTGAGTTTGACAAGCGTTCAGCATTAGAAACTTTGTCCTTGACCCAATCGGCTTTAAAAGACTGCCAATTACGCACTACAACCTCGTTTAAAGCCATCTCAAGAGTCCAGCCTGCCTTATCTGCCTCTTTCTGTATTCCTTTGATTACCAAGGCGGTTACTTGAGCTTTCTTGGCTTTCCTTTGTTTAACAAAAGAATCCCAAACTTCTTGTGATACGCCTTCTGGCGTTGTTTCTGTTTTAGTCTTTGTTTTAGTTTCTGTTTCTGTTTCGGTTAAAGGTACATCTGTATACAACTGTATGCAAGTGCCTTCATGTGCAGGATATTTGCTTTCCTTTGCTCGGGGAATGTTGTCCCATTTGCACATTTGTAAATATGGCTTGCCTTCGGCCTCATAAAGCAAAATAAGGTTAGCCCTACTCAATTCCTCAAGTAGTTCTTTGCATTTGTTTATGGAAACGCTTTCTTTTATTGGAAAGCATTGAGCCTTGATCATGGCAGGCCTAGCGTCAAAACGACCAAAATCGTCAACTGTCACCAGTAGTCGATAAAAGATGTTTTCTGCTTGGGGGGATAAATTGTCAATAGCCTCGCTGTCACGAACACCAGGCTTTAAATACCGAGTAGGCATATCTTTTCCTTCTGTCTGTCCTTCACTAACAAGAGAAACCTCGGCAGGCGGGAAGGCTCGCTTTTCGATACGCTCATGACTTCGTATCTAGCCGTGTTTCAAACCATTATAGGCTACTTAAACCACTCAGGTTTAAGAACCAACAACTGCCACATCCTTGCCTTGGGAACAGTCTTCCATTGCGAAACCGCAGCTTGGCTGATGCCCAATATGTCGGCAAGATCACGCTGTGAGCCTGCCAGACGGATAAGATGTTCTTTTGTCATGCCCGATATTCTACATAAGTAAACTTATTCCGTATTAGGGTTTATCCCTAGAAAATAACAGTTAAGTTGGCTTATAGTTACGCCATGCCCACAGCACATCGCATAGGGTCTTTTGGAGATAGTATGAAAGCAGAACACAGCGAATTTGATTGCATGGTGTGCGAACACCCAGACGCGCAAGGCGTTGACCTCGAATGTTATTTTGAACCAAACACTACCAATCTTTGGTTTGTCTACATCGGTGACGCACTAATCACCGATTTACTGCGTGACACAGTAATTCAATCCCTAGAGCGCGGTTACGCCAAAGCCATCCAAGAGCAAATTGACAACGACAAACTCGATTACGCACTTGCCCGTTATGAAAGCAAACACTATGAAACACTCTAAATACATCCAACACGCCATCCAAGGCCCGTTCACATCCGACAAACCTACCTTGGTAGATCAGACGATCTTTTGGTTGTCTGGCTTTGTCTCTGGTCTTATCTTTGCCCTACTTATTTTAGGAAACTAACATGAAAAACATTGCTACTGCTTTGGTTAAGGCACAGAAAGCCTTTGCACCCGCTTTAAAGAACGCTACAAACCCTCATTTCCGTTCCAAGTATGTTGACCTAGCATCTTGCGTTGATTCGGTTATAGGGGCTTTAAACGACAATGGGATATTCCTATTCCAAACAACCACAGAGCACCCAGACGGGGTTATCTGTGAGACCAGTTTTCTACATGAATCAGGTGAACGGCTCGACTGCGGAAAACTGTTTTTTCCCTCGCCTAAACACGACCCCCAAGGGTTCATGTCGTGCTTGACCTACATCCGCAGAGCCTCGCTTATGGCAGCCACAGGGCAAGCCCCCGAGGATGATGATGGCAACGCAGCTACTAAGCCAAAGGAGACTAAGGCTAATTACAACTTAATGCAAGACCATCTCACAACCATTCAAGAATCTAAAACATTGGAAGAATTGCAGTCTGCTTTTAAATTGGCATACAAAGCGGCTAACGCTGATGTGGAATGGCAAAAAAACATAACTGCGGCTAAAGATTTGATGAAACGCCAAATATCAGAAGATTTAAAAAATTGGGTTGATGCTTACGATAAAGTGGAGAGTAAATAATGGAACAGCGTACAGAAGAATGGTTTTCAGCCCGTCTGGGCAAAGTAACCGCCTCACGGGTGGCAGATGTGATCGCCAAGACCAAATCAGGCTATTCCGCTAGTCGGGACAACTACATGGCGCAATTGATCTGTGAACGCCTTACTGGTCAACAAGGTGAATCGTTTACCAATGCAGCTATGGCTTGGGGAACTGAGACTGAGCCTTTGGCTAGATCGGCTTTTGAGGCTCATGCGGATGTAATGGTTGAAGAAGTGGGGTTTGTACCCCATCCAACAATTGAGATGTCTGGCGCGAGTCCTGACGGGTTGGTGGGGCTGTTTGGAATGTTGGAAATCAAGTGTCCCAACACCGCCACCCACATCGACACGCTGTTGACCCAGACTGTGCCAGGCAAATACATCACCCAAATGCAATGGCAGATGCGGTGCTGTGAACGCCAATGGTGTGAGTTTGTGTCGTTTGACCCTCGTCTACCCCAAGAACTTCAATTGTTTGTCAAAAGGGTTGAGTTTGACTCTGAGTATGTAGCAATGTTGGAGAAAGAGGTTATCCAGTTCTTAGCGGAGTTGGATGACAAAGTGAATAAGTTAACTAATCTGAAAGTGAAAAATGTCTAAAACCCAATACGAAATTTCTGTCATTACTGGCAAATACACCAATAAAGACGGACAAGAGAAAAACCGCTATCAGCGCATAGGCTCGGTTATCGAGACCAAGAACGGCCCAATGATTAAATTTGACTGTATGCCCATTGTTGAGGGTGGATGGTCTGGTTGGGCATATATGAACGCACCAAAGCCAAAGGCAGACTTCGATGAATCTATCGACTTTTGATCACCCAAGAGTAAGAAATAGCGACCCAATGACAAGTTGGGTGGCTGCGGGGTCTGCCAAAGACCTCGCTAAAGCCCACGCCACCAAGATCATCCAATGCCTCAGAGACCACGGGAGTCTAGGCAAGGATGGTATTGCTCACCATACTGGTTTGGAATCCATGCAAGTCGCTAGGCGGTTGCATGAGTTGGAGAGAGAGGGGGAAATCTGCTTGACGGGGAATGTGGTTAAGTCAAAATCTAACCGCATGGAACGCGAATGGAAGATAACCCCAATCCAGAGGGAATTGCTGTGAACCCAGAGAGCATTGCCAAAGAAATCTTTGATTTACCCGAGCATCAGCAGCTTAGAGAAGATGTAAGAAACTTTATTGTTAAACAAGAAATCTTACAAACCATTCAAAACTGTCCCATGTGCGCCCAACACCGAGAGGCTAAGAACCTTTGGAGAAAAGTGGCACTTGATCTTTTTACGAGGCAAAAATGACCCCAGAAGATGAGGAATTTGAACGAATCTCGCGTGAGATCAGACGCAATGCTGCTGAAGATGACGATATTCAAGACTACAAAAAGCCTTGGGTGGGGCTGACAAATGAGGAACAAAGAAAGTTCTTGCATGACCCAATGCCCTTGGCAGCTTTGATTGAGACCATAGAAACCAGACTAAGGCAAAAGAACACATGAGTTATCTAGTAGGCTCTTTGCCACCTTTAAAATGCTTTATACGCAAAGAATTCCTGTATGACCACCACAAAGGTCATGGAGAGTTAGAACCCTGCATCTGGGTGTCTCTCAAAGCCATCCGAGGGCAAGTCTTTAGGATTGAATCTCTCTTACCCCGTTATGGGGCTTTGTATGACAAGCTGCCCATCCATGCCTACTGTTGGAAAGATGGTGGGGACTTACCTATTGACGCTCTTCAGTTGTGGGATTGTCTGGGGTATCGGTTCACCATAATTGAAAAGGTCTTACTCAGGAATCTAAGTGTCAAGGTGTTTGGTAAAGACCGCCAATGGCACTTTGGAACTTATATGTTTACTGTGGACTTTTGTGCTGACCAGACCGATATTGATACGGGTTTTTCTGAGACCGCAGAGGAACACAAATCCTTTAATTTCATTAAACTCGACAACGGACAGTTTGCTTGCCAACCCAACAATCGGTGCATCTGGTACGACCAAAGTCTAGTGTCAGGAACACTAACCCCAGACTTTAATGTTGCCACCCAGACCTACTCGGTGGACGGGTCACGCAAGTGGGTTGCTTCAGATAATTGGTTTTACGATATAAGGAGTCGAGATGCTTAGTAGTATTCTGACAATTTTTGTTGTGCTACTTATTGGCGCAGCTATTGGGGCAGGCATCCTGATCGCAGTCTTGTGGGTCAGCGTAGATAAAGATTAAGCGTAGACCCTAGTGCCTTGTTTGTCAATAATGAGGGCTTGTTTACGGGGAGAGTCAAACAACTTGTTGGGAATTGATATATGCGTCCATCGGTCAAACTCCCTGATCACTTGGTCGTATCCTATCCCAGACGCAATAATAGCCTTCACCACTTCGTCAGGAGTCATGCTAGGCACTCTCAGATCGGCAGCGCACCCTACCCTATGCTGAGAGGTATCTTTTGAGCCTACCGCGTCATTAACCGCTTTACTGCGGAACGCAGAGTTAACCATGATTGGTTTACCGCCAAGCACAGTTTTGACTTTTTCAAGGAATTCAGCCAATCTTTTAAGGTTTGCAAGTTCTTGTTCATTTGGTATGTTCTCTAGTTCCCGATGGTCGGTGTGTGTTAACTCTTCAAGTGTGAAATGATCGCTTAAATTCATTTTTTCACCTTATCTGCTATTTTTTCCATTGTTCTACCGCCAAAGTAAAACGACATAACTAACATCCCCCATTGCCCCAAAAGTTCAACATAAGCCCCTCTGGTCTCCCAACCAAAGATTGAGGCTACTGCAAAACCGCTATATGCCAACAAAAGGAATATAAGGGTCGCTGGGCGTATGTTCTTGGACAACCAAGAGTCAGATGCCATATCTGCTTTGAGGCGGTCTGTGAGGTTGTTTTGCTCTATTTTGTAATATTCAAGTTCCATTTCAGCAAGTTTTTGAGCAGCTTGTGGGTCACCCGCAATAGCCTTTGCAACAGCATCAATGGAATCAGAAACACCAAATTTACTAGCCAAAGCGGTAACAGCAGCACCACCCAAAGGGCCAGCCACAGCAGTTGCCAATGTGGGTGCGATACCCTTGAGAAGACCGAATAGTTCATTCATTTACTTTCCTTGAGTTCTCGTTTAAGTTTGCGTAATTCCCTGATTTCTTGCTTGAGTTGGGCTTTCATATACAGCGTTTCAATGTAGGCAATGGAGGTTGTAGCAACGATCAGGCATAACGCCACCGCGCTTAAAACCCACCCGATAAGACGCGCAGTTGCCACATTAGCCACCCAAAAAGTAATGATATGAATACCACAGCAACCACTCCAGTTGTTACTTCAATAAACCAAATTTCTTCTTGCTCTTGCTTCCAACGCTGTTGACGCAACTTTCTAACTTCTTCACTTCTAGCCCATTCTTGCTCTTGCTGAATTCTGGCATACATCTTTAAAAATCTTGTATATATTGCCTTCAGTTCTGCTGGCGCATACACAGTCATTTGCTCACGAATCTGGGCATCAAGGTTTTCCATCTGCAACTCGACTAATGCCCTTTCAATCGCTTTTTTAGAAGTGTTTTGGGTTGGGTCGTAGCGTTCCTTTGATTCTGCTTCTAGCGATGCGTAATAGTTTTTTAACTGTGCTTGTATTTCAAAGAAATTGCCAAGTTGGATACCAACATCGTGAATAACTTGCAATTCCATCGTTTCATAGGATTGGTCTTTTTTGGGCTTTGCGGCTTTCGTTTTCTCCAAAGGCTTGGTTTCGGCAGGCTTGCTAAACAAACCAATAAACCAATCCCACAACCCCTTAATTGCTTTAATGTCTGCTTGGACTCCTTGGATGGTGGACTTTGCACCCTCCAAGCGCAAGCGACCTTCGTGCAACATCGAGCAACCCTTAGAAATTGCACTACAAGCAGATTGAGCCAAAAGTAACAACGAAAAAGGGTCAATGTCACACTCCGATTAGTTTCTTGACAAACTCGGCAGCTACGCCAGGGCCGAGCAACACGCAAGCAATAACCGCATAAAGCAAATACTCTATTTTGGTCATGCGCTTCTCGCCCGTAGACAAAGACTCGTCTATACGCTTGTATCTTTCAGCGCACAGAACTTCGTGAATTGCCAAGCGTGTGTCAGTATCCTCAAGCACTTACTTCAACCCACGCCAATGTAGGCTCATCCCAAGAATAACGCTTGCCATCAGTAGGCATTGGTGTAGGCGCAGACCACAGACAAGTCTCCTCACTCATAGTCCATGATGGATATGGCTGTGGAGGTATGAACGCATCTCTAGTGCTGTCATAGGTATAGCCTACACCAGCGTAGTTTTTACGCAAAGGTGTATTGCCATTAGCATGAACACCGCCATGCGTGTTGTATGAGGTCTGAACCCATCCATGACCAAAGATGCCACTATCAATGACATCTTGTTCGGCAACGATTACCTGAGTGACTATCCCGTTTTCTACTTTTGCAAAGTGTGACATTTGTTTCTCCTTATGCCGTGTATGTGCCTGAACTTGTGAAAGTCAGAACTGTATATGAACCATTGGTTGTGACAGTTGGTGAGCCTGTGGTTGTGCCTGTGTAGTTGATTGTTGGTATAGACAAGATAACTACGCCAGAGCCACCAGCACCGCCAGCCCCATTAGAACCAGCCGCATCATTAACACCGCCACCACCACCGCCTCCTGTGTTAACTGTGCCAGCATCGCCTGTGTAATTAGATGATGAACCACCTTGACCGCCACCGCCTGTGCCACCAGCAGAACGATTTGGAAATGAAGTGCCTCCGTAATTACCGCCACCACCGCCACCAGCGTAGGTAACGCTAGACCCAGAGATGCTTGATGCCGAACCATTGCCACCTGGGGCAACACTATTAGAACCAGCCGTTCCAGCCGCAGATGCGCCACCACCACCACCACCATAGTACGCTGAACCAGTACCAGATGAACCGCCACCAGCATTACCCTGACCAGATGTGGCAGAACCTCCGCTTGTGGCAAATCGCCCTGCGCCACCACCACCAGAACCACCCGCTATGCCGTTGCGTGAATCTCCCGCACCGCCTCCACCGCCACCCGTAGAAGTAAAAGAACCAAAAACAGAGTTACCGCCATTGCCACCATCACCAGCACCACTAGTACCAGAGCCACCCGTTGCTGGGCCAGCCGTTCCACCAGCACCGACTGTGATTGTGTATTGCGTTCCTTTTACTAAGTTAGTAGTGCCAGTTAAAAGACCGCCAGCACCCCCGCCTCCACCAAATCTTGAGCCACCACCAGCACCTCCAGCAACTACTAAATACTGTGCATAACCACCAGTCAAAGACCCGCTAGAAGTAAATGTGTGAATAGTGTTGCCACCAGAAGTTGTGACTGTTCCACCAGTAAATACTTGTGAGCCAGCGTAAGAGATGATTACAACGCCAGAACCACCATTGCCTCCGTCAAATCCTGTTGTGCCACCACCGCCACCGCCACCGCCCGTGTTTGCTGTGCCAGCAGTTCCAGTTGTATTTTTTGCACCAGCACCGCCACCGCCTGATGCTGTGCCAGCAGTTCCATCACTTCTTGTTCCACCACCGCCACCACCAGCGTAAGTTACTGACGAACCACTAATCGATGACGCTGTGCCAGTACCGCCATTGCCTCCATTTAGACCAGCACCATTTCCACCTACGCCACTAGCACCGCCACCGCCCCCACCAGCACGGCTTCCATTAGAGCCACCACCAGCATTACCTTGCCCAGATGTGCCTGTGCCGCCAACTTCAGAGCCAGAACCAAATGAACCAGCACCACCGCCAGAGCCTCCTGATACGCCATTTGAGCCATTAGCACCACCACCACCACCACCAACGGCAGTAGTTGCAAATCCGCTAAATAATGAGTTTGTACCGCTTCCACCAGCAGAACTTGCGCTAGTTGAGCCAGCACCGCCAGAGCCTACTGTTACTGTGTAGATTGAGTTTGCATCTAGAGTTAAACCAGAGCCAGATAACAATCCACCAGCACCGCCTCCAGCACCACCAGCATCATTTCCACCAGCCCCGTTTTTACTACCACCCGCACCACCAGCCACTACCAAGTAACTTGCTGTTACAGATGACAAAGGGCTAAGTGCGCCAGAAGATGTGAATGTGTGAATGAAGTTACCGCCTGATTGGGTAACAGTTCCACCACCAAATAATTGTGTTGCGCTTGTGTATGAAATGATGACTACGCCAGAACCGCCAGCACCACCAGCGGCTCCGTAACCATCTCCATTACCACCGCCACCACC